ACTAGAAGGGCCAACAAAAGTTAATCCTACATAAACATCTACAGTAGAGTCACCAGAATTTATTGTGCCACTATCAAAGACAAAGGTTAAAGTAGTATTGGGTGAACTAAATGCTGAAGCTGATATTTTTCCAAAGATAGTTCCTGTGTTAGAACCTACAATCTTAACTCTTCTACCAACATGATGAGTAGAAGTGATATTAGAAGAAATTGTGACAGTAGTTGTAGAGGCCCTTGTAAAGGTAGTTGTGCCATCACCATCGCCAAGTATAAACCATTCTTTGTCATTCCAAACTGATCTTGTGTCAGATAAAATTGACCTCTGTGCATTATTAACATCACTTGGTGACATACCCTCTGAAATATTGATTCCATTAACTGAAGTGTTGCTACTAGCTGTGGTACTATAATTTGATACTGTCATTGTAATAATCCTCTATTATTTAAAATTTGTTGTCCTTGTTCTGCTACTGGCTGACCTAGTAAGCCTGAAGTTGCTGGTAATCCTCTTGATAAACTTGCTGGTGCATTTAAAATACCTCTTGATGCAATTCTACCTCCACCATACAAAGCAGAAGCTAAAAATGATGGTGCTACCAATCTAGCAATCAATGCTGGATTTACTGCACTAGCTCCAGCAATCAATCTTGATGCTGTGCCACTATCAGGTACAAACTGGCCAAATATTTCATCACCTTCTCGTGCAACATCAAGCATTGAATTTTTACCTCTTGCAGTAATAATCTTATTTCTTGTTGTATCTGATTTTTTAATAGCATTTAAAAATTGTGATGATGAAAATACACCTTCAGTTTTATTTGCCATTTTCACTGCTTCTCTTATTGGAATAACTCTTGCAAAAGCACTATTTATTTTTTGCATTTTCACGCCTTCTGATGTTTGTGATGCTATACTTTTAAAGGCATCTCTTAAATCTTGAAAAGTTCTTCCAAAAAACAAATCTTCTACTTCACCTCTTTTAAAATAATTAGTTTGTAAACTAAACAATTCAGATTCTAAATTTTTTAAATCTTTACCTGATAAATATTTTTCACCTGTACTTGGATTTATTTTTTGTTTTTTGAAATAAAGATTGTTTAATGATCTTAAAACTATCAATCTTTGTGGTTCATTAAGATCAGATTTTAATAATATGTTAATTATATCATCATCTAAATTTGTTATTTGGCTACTACTTAAATTTATTTTGCTAACAACTTTACCATATTCATCTTGTAAAAATTGTTCTGTTAATTGAAAAGCCTCATTACCATTTTTAACTTGTCTTAATTGTTTTTGTAGAATCTTTCTTTGACTTTTACTTAGTATTGGTTCTAAGGCCTCTAACATAGCGTATTGATTAAAATCAGCTAATGCTCTTGTTTTAGCTTCTACAATAGATTTACCAACACCAGGAATTGAGGTTGAAGATGACTCAATATCACTAACAATATCACCAAAAACACTGCTACCTTTAACTGATTGTGGCCCTGTTAAACGAATATCATTTCTTAAAAATTTCTTTGCTAGTTCCGTTGTTTTTGGAAAAATCTTTTGTGCTATTTTTGAAGTTGTACCACCTAAAGCACCACTTACAACTGCACCTTTGGTTCTTTCTTCAGCATTTTCACCTACACCAGCACCATAAACTCCACCTTCTATAGCACCAATTTTACCAGCACCTTTAATTCCAAGTCTTGCTAAACCTGCACCACCAGTAATCATAGAGGGTATTGATGCACCAATCTCTGTTCCGTAAGCAGTAACAGGACTATCTTCTCTAAATTGTTTTAATTTTCCTCTTACTTTAGTTAGTTCTTCTTCATAAGGGGTTTTATTTTTTTTACTTTTGTATAGAGCTTCTAGTTCATCGCCAAATCCAAAACTTATACCTTGACCTCCTGCTCTTATAATACCTTCTTTCATACCAACCCCTTGATTGGTAGAGGATTTAATTTTTGATTGGTTTTGTGCTATACTAGCTAAAATTTCTTCTCTAGTTCTTGTCATTGTACCTCGCTAACATTTCATCAACTACTTCTAAATGTGCATCTGATAAGAGACCTAAATCTAAACCCTCTAACTGTTCAAAACTTAGTGTTCTAATTTGTTCAGGTTGAAGTGTTCTGTAATCAATAAACCCAACATTTACTCTATCCATAAGTTTATTTACAGAATCAGAAAGTTGATATTTTGCAACAGGATCTCTTGTAGCAAAGTTACCTATTTTAGTTTGATCTTCGTAAAATCTGTAATTTGATTCATATAATTCATATTTATTTTTAAGTATGTCAGATAATATTGCTAATGATTTTTGTTTATTATTGAAGAAATTAGAAGGATCTCCACCTAATGCCTCAATAAGTCTTTCAGCATCTTGTTCTGTTAATACACCAGGCCCTAAAACATTTAATCTGTTAGCACCTACTAACTCTTGAAATCTACCACCAGCTATCGCTTGTAATAATTCTTTATCGGTCATATTATCGTTTTGATCTAATATGTTTTTTGTATAAAAACTAATTTCATTAATAAATTTATTTATTGGCCCACTATCCATTTGATTTACATCAAGAATAAAATCTTCTAATTTTCTAATGTTGATACTTTCTTTATCAACTAGTTGTGTTAAATCTGTAAAATCACTAGAAGTAATACTACCAGCACCTAAATTTCCAGTTGTAGATATTCTGTAAGCTCCATTAAATAAATCATTTGTAACAGGAACTTTTTTATCGTTTATTACAGCTTCAAAGTTTCCTTTATCGTCCATAACAACTGGATATGCTTTACCAGCGTCAGGGCCATCTGTAACTTGCATCATATATGCAAAATTTCTGTCACCAGAGCCTTGTACTTTTTCATTTCTTTCTGCTTGTAACTCTCTAGCAGTTGCATAGGCTTTACCAATATTTGATCCTGTAGATTGTGGCTCACCAACTTTAGGACCTGATTCTTTTAATAATTGTGAGAAGAAATCTTGTCCAAATTCACTTGTTGCAAAGTTGGTTAGTTTATCCATAAATGTTTTTGTAGGAGTAACTTCGTTATTGTTTGATGTAGCAACCGCCTCAACACTAGGATCAGCAACAACAGGAGCATTATTAACAGCATTTACCTCTGTCTTAGTATCTGTTGTCTTGACATTTGTATCTCCTGATTCAAGCAACCCATTTTTAGAAACTGGCTTACTATAGGTATACCCACCTTCTTTAGATGCTCTGGATTCAAAACTTAATATGCCATTGTTGTTTTGTTCTTTAACTTGATTATTTGATAATAAACCATCTTGATTAGCATTTGATTGCAAAGATACATCAGGAAATTCATTTTTATCCTCTTGTGCTTTATCAATATCTGCATCAATTTGTTGTGTAATTGTTTGTGGTTGGTCTGTAGTGGTTTTTTTATTAGTTAGGTTTATATCTTTTTTTTCAATATTTCCTAATACTGGACTTGTATCACCACCAAAATAACTTTTTATTCCCATTAAAACAGGATCAATTTTTTGAGATATAGTGTTATATGTTGGAACTAATGCCTCATTATAAATTGACTCAGATACATTACTTACATCATCTAAAAACTGAGATTTACCAAATCCTTGACCTCCGATCATTGTTCTTGATGGAGGGATCATACCACTTTTTGGCCCACCCATTCTGTAATCAAGGTTCGGTCTGTAACCTTGACTTATATTATTATTTACATTTATAGAATTATTTGGAATAAAACCTGCTCTTGATTTAATAATATTAGAATATCCTTTACCTTGTAAAAGTTCTTGAAGTGTTGCCATTAAAAGAACCCTCCTAATAATCCACCACCAATAGCACCATACATTGGATTCATGCCAAGTTGATTTGCAATATTAATGCCTGAACCTGCACCACCTAATAATCCTCCAATTCTATCTCTTGTAACTGGATTTGTTGAAACTTGATTTTGTGCGTAATTAGCACCTAAGTTTCCTAAGTATTCTTGTAATTTTATATAAGGTTTTTGTTGTTCAAAGTCGTATCTCTTGATTGCATCATCTAACTTTGCTTGTTCTAAACTTTCTTTATCAACACCAACTTGACCTAGTTTTTGAATGTCATTATAATCCATTTCTCCGAGAGCAGGAGCAGTATTCATAGTATTAGCCATGATTTCTCTTTCACGATTATATTGATCTCCATAAACAGTATTGGCTAGGTCTCCTAAGGAGTTTGCTAATATTTCTTGATTAGCACCTGAACCAAATCTTCCTGCTTTTGTAAACTGTGAATTAACTCTACTTGTCACATCACCTGCCATTTGATCAAACAATCCTTGTGTATATGGATTTGTAGTAGGATCTAAATAATCACCTGATAAAATACTACTAGCTTGAGTTTGTGATTGGTTTAATAAGGGATTACCTGCAACTGCTCTTTTCCTAGCCAATTCCAATGATGTTTCTGTTTCAGGAGAATATCCTACATAAGTAGCATTTGGAAAATAGTTAGGCATATCTGATTCAAACAAATCTTGATTATAATCCATAGCTTGTGTTAGATATGGTCTTATAAAATCTGATGGTTCAGCAGATTGTGTAGAAGTTATAGATGATGGTGATGATCCTTTTGACATTTTATATTTCCTTACTTAAAATCGTTACTTTCATTTTAAATCCTTTTAGTTTTCTTACCCACCCTTTGCGTCCTGCAACTTCTAAGTGAGTACATTTGTTTCTTTTTGCAAATTTCTCTATTGTTTCTTGTATTCTTTCTAACCAATTATCTAAGTTAGTTCCTCCTGCTAAAAAATATCGAAGTATTTTAGCTTGAGGATATTGTGCTATTTCTGTTACCACAGCACTTTCGACTTTGTTATTATTCCAACTAATAAATAGTTGCATACGATCTGTAGAGATACCATATAAGATATCTTTAATAGAATATGTTTCGTCTAATGCTTTTTCTATTAAGGGTGCTACTTGACTCCAAATAAACAACAAATCATCTTTTGGTACTCTCGTTATTACATTAGCCGATAATGGTGTAGGCGAGGTTTTGATCTGCGTTGCCTGAACTTGCATGAGTTATTGTTGCACTCCCTGAGGCTCTTGCTGACACATGAAGTCCATTTAGTCCTGTTCTGCCATTGGCAGTTATAGGCATAAATAGAATAACTGAATTACCACTTATTCTTGCGTCTGTAAGAGTTGTTGTTGTTTGACTTGCTCTTAGTGTAATTGTTCCTGTGCTATTTAGTTTTCCATTAATCGTATTGTTTAATGAAGCTGAAACTAATCGTAAGTGTTGTGCTGTATCAGGAATAGATAAAGGAACTGTAGGAAATGAATTATCTGCCATTACCTTTTACCTTCAGGTCTAGCTTCTATCTCTACACCTGACATAGTATTAAAATTACCAGTCACACTAACTCTTACTCTATGGTATCTACTTGTTGATCTTAATGGCACTGAGCCATCTGAATTGTTTGCAATAGCAGTTCCTACAGTTACATCATTAAGTTGTGAATTTCTTGTGATAGGAGTTACTGTTATTGTTGTATTTTCAGTACCATCAACAATAGGTCTGCAATTAATAAGTGTGGACCTTTTGTTTTCAAAACCTTCAAACTCTGTTGTATCAACTGTAGCTGATAAACTTGTTGCTATAAACTTTCCAAATAAATGAGAAGAATTAAACCCTGCTAAACCAACAATACCTTCTCCATAATAGTATGAGTCAAGTGATCGAGGTAAGTTATCTAAATCACCTAACACATCTAAACTCTCTAGTGTGTTAAAGGCTTCTTGAGAAGCACTTGCTATAAATTCTAAGTCCTGTCCTGAACCTGTACTCCATTTATCTACTGAATAATTGTAAATTAGTAATTTGTTATTAGTTGTACCTGTAGCACCTGATCCACGATAGGACCATACTGCTATGGAGTTGTTAGGATCAATAGCAGATGTAATACCATCTAAATTAGAAGATAAATCTTCAAAGAAGAAGTTATCAATCTTTGCATTTCCAATAGGTGATAGTTGTTGACCACCTGATAGTTTGTAATAACCATCTTGAGCAAGAAAAAATATATCACTACCATAAGAACAAACTGACTTAGGAGCAAAAGCACCAATGTTGTCTGCAATCTTATTAAAGGTAAAGATTAAAGGAGTACCAACATACTCCATTCGATAAATAGCTTTCTCAAAGAATACAATTCCAAAAGACTCACCACCTACGATTGCTTGGATATTGCCATGTGTTCCAACAATATCTTGAAATCCTGATTGAGTTGCTTGGCTTGGTGTCCAAGTAGAACTATCATTAAGTCCTGACCATTTAACTCTTTGGTTATAACTTGTACCTGACTCTGTGGTATATCCGGCAACAACAAAATCTCTAATAATAGCTATGTATTTTGCTTTGATAGCAACAAGATCAGAAAATAAACTATCTGTACCTTGGTCAAATTTTTGTATGTTATCAGCACCATTAGTAGCGATAATGTTTGTACCAAACTGTGTGAAGGCCCAAAAGTCTCTTGCATTAGAAGTAGTAGAGTTATTGTAACCACCTGACTTTGATTTGTTTACAAAGTCACCACTATTATTCATTTGGAATAATCTAGTAGCATTACCACAATAGTTTGTAACACCATCACTTAGGAAAGCTGAAAATAATCCAACTGCATCTAAAGGAGTAGATCCAGTCTCTCTTGTTAAGGGTGTTGTTGTTAAACTTTGAAACCCAGCTAGTGCTCTATAACCTTTAGCTAAAGGCACGACATTATCTACTTTTAAAGCACCAGAGTTTTGAAAAGTAGGTAAATCAGCTTGTAAATCGCCAAACTCAATCATTTAAACCACCGATAAGGTTGTCATTTGAAGAGGTGAAGTTGTTGTTGATCCTCTTGAAGAAGCCTCATTAGCACTTAATAGCGCATCTTTATATAATCCAGCCCATACTTGTAATCTTTCATCTTGCATAAGAAATGGTGAGCTCTCTGCTAGTGCAGCATACAGATATAGTTCTGGGTAATTTGTTAAAATATCATTAGTTGTATTAGAGTCTGATAGTGCAGTAAGTTTTTTATAAAAATCTATTTGTAGTGTTGTTGCTGAGTCTGGTTGCATACCTAATAAAATTTTTGTTCCAACTATTGTAAAGAAGTTTGGAGTACCTGAAGATTGTGAAGAATTATATTTGGTATAAAAATCTGAGTTAGTTATAAATTTTAATGTTGTAAAAGGATTACTTTGAAAAATAACTGTGGTGGCTTCAATATATCCTGTCGGTAAAGAATAGCTTTGTGTACCAGAAACAGTATTAATAGAGGTATCAATACTAACCATTTCTCTCACTCTTAGTTCTTTATTTAATCTGCTTTCTGCAAGAGTAATAAAGTCTCCTAAATATGCAGTTAAATCTTCTCTGTTAAGATAAGCTGCAAGTGTTGTTTTTAAGTTAGTATAATTTGTAATCGACATTATAAATTTCCTGTGTAAATCCTAAAATGTTTGTTGTCTGAATCGTTTAACCATTTAAAAAATCTTGGCTTATCTAAAACTTTTCCTCCATAAGTCATAATTCCTCGTTTAGCTAATTGATGGACAAGAATGTTTGGAAGTCTAGCAACACGATAACCTTTTTCGTTTGCCATAGCTGTTGACTTATAAGCACCTTCGTTTTGTGCCACTTTGTTTGCATCTAATATTTCTTTAATAGATGCTTGTTCTTGATAGTTTTCGATATGAAATTTATTCTCTGCTTCATCAATAATAAGATTAGTTTTGACAACTGATCCATCATTAGGTGTGTTAAGAGAGAATTTTTTAGCCATGTTACTTAATAGCTTTCATTATCATTTGGTCGATAGTACCTTTAACAGCTAAACCCTGATTACCAGTAAAACTTAGCATTGGATCGTATTTTCTATCTCCTGGTGAAGTTTGTCTTGATTGAACTCTGCCTTTACCAGTGGATTTTGATTGATCTGATTTAATAGAATCAGCAACTATTTTATGAAGTTTTGATGTGTGTTTCTTGTTTGTAAATATTGGCATTTTGCCCTCCTTCTAGTTAATATTTTAAAGTTATGTGGCCAACAACTCCTGCGGACTCTGCTCCGTTTTCTGCCCAAAGTTTTAGAGTTATAGTTGTTTTAGCTACATTAGTTTTTAGTGTGAACTTTTCTGATTGTCCTGTTGCAATTCCTGATTTGTTATGATCAGAACCAGCAGAGGTTTTTACTTCTAGTTTCCAAGTTGTTCCATCTGGATCAGTAATTGTTCCAGTAACATCTTGGTCTAAACCAGTTGTAGTGTAATCTTTAGCAATTTTTACATATCCAGTTTCATCTAATGTAAATTTTATAGTTGATGTGCTACCTAACAGATTATCAGGTAGTTCGTTTTCTAATATGCTCATAATTTATGCTCCTTAAATTAAAAAGGGAGGGTTTTAACACCCTCCCAGTCCTTTATTCTGCTAAGAAATTATGCAGTTAAGTTAAATATTCCGTAAGATGCGTTTGGTTGCTTTGCACAAAGAGTCCACTCAGCAAGTAGTAACTTCTTGTCGGAGTCACCAGTCTTTGCAAGATCAGTAGTTTGGAATGGTCTTAGGAAGTCCACACTAAACATATCCATTTGTAAGATATCTACTCTGTTTGCATTTGCGTGTCTGGTTGGAACAAAGGCTACTTCGCCAAAGTCTGATACATAAATATCAGTTGTACCAATAGACACTTTATCTGTGGCATCTTTATATTTAGTTGCAACGCCATTAAATCCACTAGCAATTTGCTTGTGTGATGGACTCATTAATACTGTGTCTGGAGCTCCTCCTAAAGAGAAGGCTTTTAAAAGACCAGCTTTTAATAAGACTTCAGTATAGGTTCTGTTAGTTCCACCAGCAAAGGCAGTACCACCAGCACCATCAGGGTTAGCTGAGTTTGAGTTTGCTGAAAAGTTTGCAGCAGCAGTACTTGTGCCTGGAATGTTTCCACCATACC